TACTTTAGCAAAATCTCAGATGGCGAAAGGCAATAAAGCAAATATGCAAGTAATCATTAAGGCAGCACAGGATGCAGGGTTTCCGCCTAAAGCGGTTGCAGGATTGCTTGCTATTGCAGGGATCGAATGTGACTTTGTTCCTAAATCTGAGGGAACTCGCTATACAAACCCATCCGTTTTACAAAAATCATTTAGTAATGTTTTTAACCATCCAAATCCTGCAGATTATGCACGTCGATTGGTTGCTGCGGGAAGTATTGCTACAGCAAACGCTATTTACGGAGGTCGACTCGGTAATCAGAAATGTATTCCTGAAGTAAACACAAAACCATTAGATGGATACAATTATCGCGGAAGAGGATTTAACCAATTAACAGGTAAAACTAGTTATCTCGACATGGGAAAAGCAATTGGTATGGGGAATCAATTGGTAACAAATCCTGATCTGGTAAATACTATTGAAGTTGCAGCTAAAATTCTACCTCAATTTTATACTAAACTAAAAGGGGTTACGAAGGCAAAATTAAATTCTGATAACATCGGTGGATTGTTGATTAAATTGACAGGTAATGATATGAAGGGTGGCAAGGCTCCATCCAGTCACGAACAAAAAGCTGCATTATATAAGTGTTTTATGGAAAACTATACTAAGAATGGGAAATTTATCTGATGTTAGATATTCTACGCGATCAAGATTTATCTTCTAAAATTTTAGATAATACTAAAATAAGTAAGGTTCTTTCTGAAACCGAAATCAAGCAATTGATGGGATCCATCGCGCAAGATGTTGGCGGTGGAGCACATTCTACAATTTCAGATAGTGGTAAGATTGGAGCATATGGGTTCAATCTCGAAGCACTACAAACAGTTGGTGCTGTTGCGCCTAATGCTATTGAAAAAACATTAGAGAATATCAAAAAGAATGTTCCTGATATTTCAACGCTGACGAAGAAAACTTGGATTAGAGAACAGGCATCGGATCCTCTCGGTAAATTTGGTCTTGGTGGATTGAGCGGTAAAAACCTTGGTAAAAACTTTGCACTTGATTCTCTTAATAAACTGGGACTCCCGATTCCAACGAACATTGGTAACGTGGGTAACAACCTAAACTTTGCTGCTCTCGCTGATCCAAAAATTTGGACTGCAAAGGCAGGTAGTGCTGCAGAAACTGCAAATAAAGTTGTGAATGAGGCAAATGGTTCTGTTGGTTCAGGAGTTTCTTCTGTTAAAAATACTCTTTCTAAAGAAGTATCTGGTCTCACGACTAAGATTGCAGTAGTAGGAACACCCGAGCAATCAAATGAAGTATTAAGTACTACGAATAAAATGGTTTCGACCATGACAAAAACACTTACCAATTCTGCCACAAAATCTGCTACTGCATTAATTACCAATTCAGTGTCACTTCCATCCGCAACCAAAATTGTCTTTGAGGATGTTTCTAAACAAATTAATAGGAAAACATCTGCTGTAAATGAAGCAATTGATGTTTCTTTTGATCCATTCAGAGAAGCACCTTCTATTGAAAACATGACATCTGCAGTGTCTGCAGTTACTTCGTTAGTTGACACACACGAAAAAGAAATCACAGAAATTATAGATGATGCTCACATCTCACAGATTACTAATCTTGGTGGGGGTGGTGGCGGATTCTTAAACGATCCAATAGCACAAAACAATGCAATGGTTTCTCTGCTTGATAGAAATATTAAGACCCTGCTATCTTCCAAAGCGATTTCATTAGACTCTCCCAAAGATGTTATACTGGGAATGTTGTCGGTTGCTAATGGGCAGGGAATCGACACTGCGATTAAGTTTGCCAATGGATTAATTAAGACAAGTTCTAGTGGAAAAACCTCTAGTGACTTCTTTGGTGTTGGGTTTTCTGCGAACAAAGTATTTGACGAAATCTTGGGAACAAAACCAGGATCTCCAACAATCTCTGCACCAAATCCTGCTACACTTGCTCCAGCAAAACCAACTGTTGCCAATCTGCCGACGAACGAAGGACTACGAGATACCAATCCTCGCACTGGATATAAAGATCCAAATAATGTTTATCCTAAGAAGGAATATCTTGAGGCAGGTAATGGGGACGTTAATGCACTTGCTGTTGGAAAAAATCCAGGAGAAACTAAGGCACTCCCAGAAGATCAAACGATCCATGGTGAACATGATGCGCAAAGAACTACTTCCAAAACTATTGCTGGTAGAACAGGCGAATCTGTTTCCCAACCGAAATCGGCATATAATGCTCAATATCCGCATAACCATACCTACCAGAGTGAATCTGGACACACGATGGAATTTGATGATACACCAAAATCCGAACGTGTTTCTTTGAATCATAGATCAGGCACATTCCAAGAAATGCGTCCAGATGGTTCACAGGTAAATAAGATTGTTGGTGACGGTTATACAGTTATCGATCGTAATGGTGTTATAACCATCGAGGGTAAAGCAAATGTTCACGTCGGTGGTAGTTGTAATATTTACGTAGCAAACAACTGTAATCTTACAGTTGGAGGTAATACAAATATCGATACCCACGGAAATGTTGACTGGAAGGTCGGCGGTAATATGAATCTTGCTGTGAAAGGAACATTTGCTACTCGTGTCGATGGTGATTATTCGATGGATGTAAATGGCGATATTGATTCCGCGACTTCTGGATCTTGGCGTCTTGGATCTGCCACTAGTATCGATATAATATCACAAGCAGGAATTAAAATCGATGCAACCTCCAATATTGATGTTAAATCTAACGCTGCAGTAAACGTTGAAGGTGCAGGAAACATCAATCTAAAAGCAGCACTTGTTGCTTCTTCACCAATTGATACACCAACACTTGATGTTACAACTGCGAATATTACTACTTTAAATGTAGGCACTCTAAATGCAGGCACTACAAATCTTCGTGCAACGGGAACCGATACAGGAACAAACGGTGGAAGCACTCACGATCTTCCAATCTCTGGTCCAACATCAATATCAGCTTCTGTAACTGCTCCCGAATCTGCTGCCGATGGTACACCACCAAATATTACTATCGTTGCAGATCCAGTTTCACCAATGACTCCAAGCGAACCAGAATTTGTTGGTAGTAGTGGTGGTGTTTCTCCAGAAGAAGCAAAGGGTATGGATTATGATGGCGAAGATGGCATTGCAGATAGAAATGCTGCTGGTATTGAAGAAAGCGCGACTCCAGGAGAAGAAGGATCTAGCAGTCCAGTAAGTGGAAAGGTCGCACCTACTGCATGTAATGTCACTAAGACTGGTGTAAAACTTCCAGATATTAATATCTCAAATGGTGTTAACTATAGTATGAAGATCTCTGATAAGTTTACGTTGAAAGATGTAATGGTAAAGGGTAAACTACGAAATTATGGCGGATTTAGTAAAGCAGATATGATTGCAAACATGCGCTGTTTGGCAGTAAACTGTTTAGATTCAATCAAAACTAAGTTTCCTGGAATGTACTTTACGTCAGGATTCCGCGATTATATTCCTGCTGGTGGTTCAACAACCTCTCAGCATATGCTCGGACAGGCAGTTGACATGAAATTCAACGGCATGAGTAAGGCAAAATATCACGACGAGATTGTGCCGTGGATTATTAAGAATGTTCCTTACGATCAAGTTCTTCTAGAGTATCTACCTTCTGGCGGACACTGGATTCATATCTCTTTCAAAGAAAAAGGTAACAGATACCTGCATTTCACTATGTATAATCATAAACGTGTTTCAGCACCTGGATCGTTTAAAAAATACTAAAAGGCATATAAATAGATATTATGAAGACAGTCAGAATATACAAAGATTTAGATCTATCCTTTACTCCACACCCTGGAACGGGTGACGTGGGGATGAAGTTTGACATCAATTCAGTCAAGCAATCACTTAGAATATTATTGTTGACTGCCAACGGTGAAAGACCATTCAACTATCTTCTTGGTTCTCCGATCTATAAGATGTTGTTTGAACCCATGGATCTTATTGTTGCGAATATGTTAGAATCGCAAATAACACTTTTAATCAAACAGTTTGAACCTAGATGTAATCTTGAAAAGGTTGACGTGTCACCAAATTTTGACCTCAACCAATATGATATAACCATCAGATTCTATGTAGTTGGTACTATTGGTCCAGTTACCTATTCAACATTCTTAAAGAGAGCTCGCTAAATGGCAGAACTTAGAGTAACAGAACTTGATTTTATGGGAATCAAACAAAACCTGAAAGAATATCTTGCTTCTCAGGATCAATTCTCAGATTATAATTTCGAGGGATCTGCTATGTCAGTTCTCCTCGATGTTCTTGCATATAATACACATTATAATGCTACGCTTGCACATCTTCTTGCGAATGAAATGTTTCTTGACAGTGCACTGAAGAAATCTTCTGTTGTATCCATTGCAAAAACAATGGGGTATTTACCAAATTCTCAGCATTGTGCACGAGCAGAAATAGAACTTGAAGTAACTGCTGTTGCAAACTATGGACCAGATTCTCTTACTTTATCTAAAAACACTTCTTTTACTGCGACAGGAATTCCTTCAGATTTATCTCCATCTGGTATATACTCATTTAAACCAGACGATGATTATACTGTTACTGTATCAGATGAAATTGGGGCAATCAAGACATTTACATTCGGTAATATTAAACTTATTGAAGGTAACAGAGTTTCAAACGAATTTTTTGTAGATACAACCAATCTATCTGGTCCATTTACTATTCCAAATAAGAATGTTGATATCACAACAGTCAAAGTTTTAGTTCAAAATGATCA